AGAGGAATGTGTGGCTCCGTCATAGTCGACACAACCAATATGAAAATTATTGGTTTAATGTCGGCTGGAGTACCATCTGAGTTACACATAAATGCTATATCAACTGATATATTCGCGAACTTTGAAGTTTCTCCTGGTTTAACATACAAGGAAAGAGCTTTGAGGTTTAAGGATGGAAAAAGTAAGTTGATTGACCTCCCATTGCCTGAAGAAACGCTTAGGAAATCAGTTCCTGCCATGCGCGTGCACCATAGTGTGAAAACAACAATTCAGCCCAGTGTTTGTCATCTTAAGTTTGGTGAAGTTGTGAGAGCTCCTTGCAACTTGAGCCAAAATGGAGATATTGGCCAGGCAGCCATTGTGAATGGTCTGTCTCAATACGTTCCGCACCTAAGCTTTCCTGAAGAACATGTGGAAGCTGCTTACGAAAGCCTCAAAATGAAGTTTACTTCTTTTGGAAAACCGATAATACCGGTAATTTCAAAGCGAGAGCTTAGTGAAGCTGTGTGTGGGATCGTTGGGCATATCCCCAGAATTAAAATGTCAACTGGAGTTGGATTCCCTTGGTGTACTCGTAATGACACACAACGAAAATCGCAACTTTTGGAATTTGATGAAGACCATAATCTTGTTCGAATGCATGCGGAACTTGTGGCAACAATTCAGAATGAAGAACGACAGATGGAAAAGGGTAGTGTACCAACAACAGTGTTCCAGATAGCGCTCAAAGATGAAAGGTTGAAACTGAATAAATTGAACAACGTTAGATTAATTCAGTGTTCTCCTTTAAGCTTGACGATTTCTGCCCGAAAATACTTGATGGACTTTAATTATGCATTCCAAGTGAACAGGCGAAAGCTTGATCATATGGTTGGCATAAATCCATTTGGTTTAGAGTGGGATGAATTGGCTAGATCTTTGTTGCGTGTTTCGAAGAATATTTGCGTTGGGGACTACAGTAAGTTTGGGCCCCGGTTGGACAATCTGTTCATTGAGAAATCTTATGAACTAATGAAAGACTGGTATGCTAGATTTACGGTTGGAAGTCAATCTGAAAAGAATGTTTTTACAAAACATCAAAAAGCAAGAACCGTACTTGGACAGCGAGTAACTAACAGTTTTAATGTCGCATTTGATCAGTTCTTCTCATTAAGTTGTGGAAGTCCCTCTGGAGCTATGAACACCGCTATTGTGAATTCTATTTGCAATATGTTTTATATCCGATGTGCTTGGCAAGGAATCATGATGGAAAAGAAGCCTATGTATTTAGGTCTTCATAAATTTGAACAACATGTTTGTTTTTTCTGTTATGGTGATGATGTCATCTTCTCTATCAGTGACGAAATAAAGGAAATTTTCAATAACGAGACAATTCATGAATATTTTGACAAGTTTGGCGTTAAATATACCGACGTCATGAAAGGAGATACGATGCGCAAGTATTGTTCTCTTGAAGAGTCAACATTCTTGAAACTCGGTTTTCGTAAGTTTACCGATACTAGTTGCCCAGGTGGAGTATGGATATGTGTTCCAGACGAAGCTGATCTACGCGATACTATGAATTGGGTGAGAAAGCCTAAGGGTATGCGTAATAATCAATACAAAGAACGAATCCTGACAAATGCAGCTCTAATCAATTGCGACGACGCTTTGCGAAGAATGTGGTTCCATGGTAGAAAG